ATTGTATAGCTAGTCGCCACCGTATTGGCATTTATTTGGATTCCATTGGTCGAAACCATTGCCACAGCGCTTAACTCGCCCGTGCTGGGCTTGTACAGATAGTTAGAGTTGCTGGTGTATATGGTTGTAGGAGTTCCAGACGTTGCGGCTGCAAACAATGGGTAAACATTGGTTGACGTTGCGGTGTCGTTACTGATTGATGCCCCGCCTCCGGCTGGCGCTGTCCAAGTTGCCGTGGTCCCATTTGACGTTAAAACGTAAGTGTTAGCCCCAATTGCCAACCTAGTTGCGCTATTTGTGCCATTACCAACAATCAAATCACCCGTGCTAGTTACCGGCGAAAGGGCGTTAAACCCTGCGCTGGCTGTGGATTGGCCTGTGCCGCCATTGGCAATAGCCACAATCCCTGTCACGTTGGAGGCAGTCCCCGTAGTGTTTTGGTTTAGCGTAGGGATGTCAGCCGTTGTCAGGGCGCGAAAGGTAGGCGCAGCCGGTGAGCCGCTGCTAGGGCCAGCAAAGACAAAATTAGCCGTGGTCAGGGCTACGCCAGTGCCGCCCCTGCTCACGGCAAGCTGACCCGTCCAGCCCAAATCCATTGTTGTGGCGGCTAAAAGCGCCGTGCTGGGCGAGCCGCTTAAAGTCAAAGTAACGTTAGTATCGTTTGTCTTGTTAAGCGCAGCCGAAGTTACCCCGATAGTAGGGGTTAACCCTCCCGTGGTGGTAATCGGGGCAGTTGCGCCAACCGAACTGACGTAGGACAGTGCAGGGATGTCAGCCGTTGTCAGCGCTCTAAATGTAGGCGCAGCCGCCGCGCCGCTAGACGGTCCAGCAAAAAGCGTGTTGACAGACTGAGTTGTTAACGTGCCGGTTAACGTGCCGCTGGTAGTGACCGGCGAACCTGACACCGACATGATGGATGGCAGCGCCAGCCCCACCGAAGTGACAGAACCTAAATTTAAAGCAGTAAATGTACTGTTTTTCCAATACCCCAAAGCGCTGTCGTAGGCCAACAAGTCTTTGTTAGCCAAAGTTCCTATCTGCACATTGGAGTCAGTCCCGCCAAGTTTTGAGCCGCGAACAATGCCAACTTGAAAAGAACCAGAACCGCCTGGCCCCGCTTTAATGACAAGGCCAACTTGCACCTTAATGTAAGGCGCTACAGGCTCAACTTTAGTGGGGTTGCCGGTTACGGGGTTGTACCAAATTGGGTCATCGTCAGCCCAAGTTTCTCCAAAGGCAGTGCCGTTGGTGGTAATGCCGCGCACTACGCCAAAAGTTGTAACCCGTCCAAAACCATTAAGCGCCAAGTTTTCAGTAGCTATACCAACAATGTCATTGACATTTGTAAGACCCGCAATCGTAGGGGCAAACGTAATAACCCCGCTGGCTCCAACCGTGCCGGTATGGTAAACAATTTGTAAGGGTGAGTCTGTGATGGCGGCAGAGGCTTTGCCATAGACAAACAATTCTTCGCCAACTTGCTGGGTAATGTTGCCATTGCCCATGCCCAAGTTCCACGATCCTGTGGTCTGGTCGTACCACATCTTGCCAGCGGCCAGCGTTGTAGAAGCGCCGTTGCCCATTTGCATTGATGTTGGGCTGCCTACATCACCTGTTAAACCAGACATGCTGGTAATGTCAGTGTTTGCCCCTTTAAGGGCAAATGGGCCACCAGCGCCAGTGCTAGAGCCTGTGCCTCCGTTGGCTATGTTTAAGATGCCACCCAAAGAAATGACACCGCTAGTGGTGACCGGCCCACCTGTGGTGGTAAGGCCAGTAGCGCCGCCAGAGACATCTACCGAGGTAACCGTGCCTGCGCCTGCGCTAGAAGGTTGCGGGGCTGGCGCAACTTGCAGATCGTCAAGTGACGTTTGGTTGCCGCCAGAGCCTGCTAGGTTAAACAGGTTGTAAAAAAACCTGTACCACTCACGCGACATTAACCCCGTCCGAGTGTCGATCAATTCGACCCGCGAAGACGGGATGTTCGTTATATTTTGTTGTTCAGGCATTGGTGGGCGTTACAAATAGTTGTGCGCCCGTGATTGCTATCTTTACGGGATCGGTGCCCGATATTTCATACACTCGGTCACGCAGCTTGAGCGTCATGCCTAAACGCCTATAAATAGCCCTGCGGAAATACTCACCAATCTTGCCCACGGATATAGATCGCTCGTTAGACCAAGTATGACCGCCGTCATCTGACCAGCGCAACATCATCTGCGGATCGTCCCCTTGGCCGGTGTTAATGCCTACGCCTGTTTCGCAGTTAATCTGCAACGTATGCTGCGCCGAACGTTTGAGATCGTTTGACCCTGTAGGCAGCGCTCTCCATGAACGCAACCACTTTTGAACATCGCCGTTGTCGGCGTATTCTTCCAAGTCAAAAGCATAGATGTTGCCGTTCTCAAAATCGCCAACAATAACCTCGTTGTTGTACACCGCTTGGCAGTTAGACCTGTGGCGTACAAAAGCGCCGTTGTCCCAACCAGCACGCTCGTGCCAGCCTTGCGTGGTAGCGTCATAAACCCAAGTGGTTTGCGCCGTTGGAAAGATTAGCACATAAAAGGCATGGCCGTCTTGCTGATAGGTATAGCCTATTGCGTCAGACAAGGTGCTGTACTGCTGAATCTGCCACTCAACCGCATGGGTTGAGATGCGTGAGCCGGTGTAACCATTGGATCGGTACACAATACCGCGCCCACGGGCATCAGAACCTAGCCAGAACAGGCCGTTATCCAGTTTGGCTACCGAGTACGCAGCCGCGCATCCGATCTCGTTAAAAGCGCCTTGGATGCGCTGCAAAGGGAAATCAGGCAAGCCAGCGTCATACCAGACTTCAACCGAGTTAGTTCCAAACAGCCACGCTTCGCGGTGGTCCACAATCAATGACACCAGTTGGTCAGGATCACCCTCGGCGCTGGCAAAGTCCAGCGGGTCTACGGATAGGCCGTCAAGCAAAGCGGTCACCCAAACGCGCGAACTGTTTGGCTCGTTAAATACAAAATACCCATCTAAATAACCTACCCTTACCGCGCCAGGAAAATCAGGGTCAGTAATCTTGGCAAATACGTTGGTGGTTGAGTTAAAAATGTAACTATCTGGGTTGCAAGCAACAAATAATTGCGTGCCGTTATCCGACATAGACACTGGACCTGTGCCTGTAACAGTGCCCAGCAACGTCAGCCGCCATGCGGTAGTAGTTGAGTACAGGCTAGTCTGATAAAACTCTGTGCCTGACACTACGTACAAATAGTCTTTTAAGACCCAAAGGCCACGGATTGGGCCTTCTCCAATTTCTACCAACCGGCGCAGGCCTGGTGCGCGGGAAAGAAAACCCGCAGTCATGCCGCCTTCTTGCACCGCCTCTGGGTACATATTGACCATGCGGTTGTCCGCAACGTTGACGCTGCGAGCCACATAGCTAGAGCCAAGGATTGGCGAGTCCATGCTTAGTAATTCCCAGCGTAGATGTTAAAGCGTTGGCGCGTAGCCACAATTGCGTAAGGCATCGACATCACATCATCAGGGTTGTTGATGCGTTTCAAGTTGCGTTTGCTGGTCATAGCAATACGCGACACTTGAGGGCTGGGTTCAACACCGTACTCAGGCGCAATCTCGCAAGCCAAGTTGTAGGTAAAAGCACGCAAATAACCTGGTGGAAACAAGATGTTTGTTTCAAGCGTAGCCGGTTGATCCAATTCTTGTACGCTAATAAAATGCCATTCCAAATTCCGTGTTGGCTGGGGGTAGATGTACATATCCACATCAGGGTATGTCATGTTGATAAACAGCACTTGCGGATAAGTGGACGTTACCGTCTTGACAGCAATTCCATCGTATTGCTGCTGATTGATCATTTTTATACCAAAACTGACGTTGGTGCTTGCGTCGCGGTAGTAAGTTGCATCATCCAGCAAGATGGGGCGGTTACCTACAAAGTTGCCTGTTGGGCCAAGGGTGCGGTTGATAAAGCCAGCGGGCCAAGTAAACACTTGGTCTTGAGTGCTGAACACCGACAGCCGTTCGGTGTTCCAGCTATCAATCATCTGGTTTAACGCCATCAAAGCGTCTTGCGACATCGCCGCAGATGGAGTCTCGTTTTCGGCCAGCACGCCGAGCAATCTCAACGCTCGGTTGATCTGATCGCCAGCAGTGTATGTCGCCATGACTAGGCTCCTTCAGTTTCGTTTCTACGGCGGCGCTTTACTTCCAGTGCGTTGACAGGAGCCGCCTCACTAACTTCGGGCGTATCCAGAGTATATCGTGTCCAGCCGTTTTTTTCATCGTAGGCTGCTTCAAGTTCCATAGTTGCCACTTTGCGTCCATGAACAGGGTGCTTGAGATAGATGTTCATAGGGGAAAGGGGGCTTGTGGCCCCCTTCCTTTTCGTTTAAGACGAAGCCATGATCCCGAGAGACTTCAGACCCGAAATAATGCCATTGACATTAGTTTGCAGGGCAGAAATCTGCGCGGTGGACAAAGCGCCGACATTAGCGGTGGTAAGCGTTGAAAAGTTCAGCGAAGTAAGCGCTGCAAGTTGGTTAGTAGGGGTAGCGCCGAAAAATCCGGCAGTACCACCTAATTTACCCATTACTGCACCGTCAAGCTGCGGGTCTTCATAAGCGACACCAGTTGATTTGTTATTTGGCATATTGTTTCCTTAGAGAACGGGGCCGAAGCCCCATCCAAGTTTAGGCAGTACGATACACAGTGTATGCAGCATCGCCGGTTTTGCGGAACAAGAATTGCCCCGCGCCACCAACACCTGCCGCACTGCCAGTAATAGCAACAACCAAGTTGCCAACCGCAGTAATGCCAGTGCCCACAGCCATTGTGATTAGGCCAGTTGAAGTGCCTAAATTAATGACTGTTAACTCAAACGTGCTGTTGACTTTTGCGTTGGTGAACACAGCGTCAATTGCCGTAGCAGTAGGCATGGTGTACGTTGCCGCCGTGGTA